AAAGGTTCCAGATAAAATTACAGGTTCTTTCTTACAATCACCATCACCACCATCTCTACTAGGAGCACTATTGTATAGATTAGATCCTGTAGCAACACAATATGTGTTCGTTTGGTTGGTATTTGGTTTGATATATTTTAAAATAGTTGTTTGAAGTGATGTATCTGTAATACAATTATTAGAAAGGGTAATTGCCTTTTCAAGTTGTTGTGCTCTAAAAGTAGAGTTGAAATTATTAATCTTGGTTTGTATACCCCAATCAGTAATTGACTTACTAACATCAGTTTCAATTTCAGATGGATTTGATCCACAACCAGTATCGTACAATGCAAATACTTTTACATTGATGTAAATATCATCAGGGTCAACAACAACAGGGTCAATGGATGCCATTGCATAAGGTCTCAAATCAGCGGCAATTTGCTTTTTAGTAGCATCGTTTAGATTTGAACCTGTTTTTGTTTTAATAACAACATAAACTTTTCCATAAACAGGTGGATTGAGAGAATCTCCACCATAAGCAACTACAGAGTCTGCATTGCTATAAATGTTTTTAGTGATAATTGCATAATCTTGAGCAGTTACCGCTCTGTATTGTGCGGAATAATATCTTGGTGCATTATACTTAATAGATTCTACACTCTCTGCACTATCACCCTGTTGTGACTTTTGCTTCATAGTCAAAGCGACATTTGAAGCAGCGTATGCTCTACCATTATTATCTTCAATTCTACCAATAAAGGCAAAAGATGCGACTTGATTACCATCGGCACCAGATGTAACCAAATACTCGAGATCAATGACCTCACCATCCTTCACTGCTCTACCAACACTATCATCACCAAATCTAATCTCATACCTCATGTCTTCAGTCTCAGACAAGAAATATGAACGAGTTGTAGGTGTTACAGTAGCAACTGTCTCTGCACGACTATACAGGTCAAACTGAGTGGAGGATTCGTTTGGTCTTACTTTTACAACCAAAGTTGAAATATCTGCATCCTCAGAAGGAACTTTATAAGTCTGTTTTCCAAATGTATTTACGATATAAGAAAACGTAACTAAACTACCCTCATAGACAGTCACAGCATCAAATTCTGCAACACCAGTAGTTTGATTTACGCTAACTGTAATATCACTTAAAGTATTCCAAATATAAGCACCACCTGATGCCACAGGTCCTTTTTTAAGTGTTACTGAAGTAGGATATGCACCATTAACCTGCTGAGTGGTCAATTCAAGTTTTATGCAAGCTTTTGCTGCTGTAATTGATCTGGGAACATAGTTAAGCAACTTTGCAAGATTTACAACATTGTCCCGTATTGTAGCAGAAGGCAAAAATGCCTCATTCATTGCCATGTTAGCATTGAATGAGGTGTAATAAGTGTTATATGCTAACAAGTCAATCAAATATGATAGGGATGACCCATCAAAATCATAATCACTAAACTCCGTTCGAGTCCTTAAGTATGACTTGATTGAAGATTTAATATCTTCAAAATCTAACGCTGTTAGGTTATTTGGTTGCATTACTCTGGTCTCTGTAAAACAAATTCTATTGTCTCAACAATAGGTAAACCAACTATCTGATATTCAATAGTTACATTTAGTTTGTTGCCCTCAAAAATCGGAGTAACATCTACGTTTGTAAGTTTTACTCTTGGTTCATATTGATTGATCGTCAGTGTAATTTCTTCCATAATGGTATCCGCAGTAAATGCGTCCAATGGTTCAAACAGTAGTTGAGAAACTGATGAACCGACCAATGGTTGAAATGGTTTTTCTCCAGGAGCAGTCAAAATTAAATTTTTGATTGCTTGTTTAATGGAGTTATCATTATTTACGACAGAGAGATCATCTGTAAAAGGATTCTTGTCAAAATTGACCGAGAGATCTTTAAAACTTCTCGATCTTTTTAAATTAGAACCACCTATCTTTTTTAAAGCCATCTCCCTGTAAGGACTTTATACAAATGTATTTATCGTCCTTGACCACGATAACGCTTTTTTGCGTTGTTACGACTAGTAGAAGCATACTTTGTATGCTGTCCAGCACCTTGACGAGTCTTTTTCGGAATTGACTCGATCATATTGGTGCCCGTGAGCGATTTTTTCATTTTTGCCATAATTAACCTTGAATAAGTCCAATATAAACGTTAGGGCTACATCCAGTCACCACAGAGGTGCATGGAAATGCTGGTGAAAAATCCCCAAAAGGATCTCCAAATCTACCTGCACGACGACCATTAATAAAAACCGTCTTGACGGTAGCGAACAGTTTACGAGCGTGCCCTACAGGGGGTTCTCTCCCTGCCAAAGTACCAATTGTACACCACCATGCATTATTGGGGATTACGCCTGGAGGACATCCTTTTGGAATGCCAGTGTAACTCACAGTATGCATAGTTGGTGTTGGATGTGGAATTAATATATCCTGATCCAGGATAGGACCAATTGCATTAATTCGGACAGTTCGTACTAACTCAGTAACAGAACGTTGAGGTGTAGGTGGCCACAGTGTGGTCGCATTCATCAACATAACAGTTTTTGGAACAACCTTAATATCGGTGTTTGCAGGAATTGTACATTTTGGTTGTATGCCTCCACCCAATCCAGGGTGGTGACTGGACCCAGATCCTGTTCCGTGTCCACTACAAGTGCCCATGTATAGTGCTGCTGCTGCCATTTTTACTCTGCGAAAGGATTGCCGTATGCTTTATGCGCTCGTACAACTGTTCTAGCATCTCTACCAAGATCATGCCAGATAGTCATTATACCACTTGCTGACCATGCTTGGCAACCAGGACCCTGAATAACTGTACCCATTGTATATACTTGATTTACTTGAACGGTATTTCCGTTGTCATCAGTTGAACTTTCAGTGGTATCTTGTTGCTTTGTTGGTTGATTGCATACAAAATGTGATGTTCCAATATTGACAGGTGTGCAACCTAAAGTTACATCAATTCTTGTGACTTTAGATGGATCTGGTCGATATTGTCTCATAAGGTATTTAGTGCCCGTTGAGGATGTTGGTAAGTTAGTAAAACTACCAACAGCAGTTGAAACTTTAGTTTCTTGAAAAGAAGTATATTCGGGAATCCTCTCCTGAGTGATATCATCAATATTCTTAAGGTAAGTATCTTGACTTCTCTTCTTATCCTGCCTAATAACTTTTTTATATTCTGACGGAATAGGAGTTTGTTTCAAATAACTCAAATCGTAGTCTGGTTTTAACTTCTTCAGAGGTTCTGTAGCAGCGGAACTAAATTTGCCCTGATTACGTTGATGAATTCTATCTCTATCAGGATCCATCTTAATATCCATAGGAGCCTTCTTTTGTGCATTTTTTCGTTCTTTAGGAACTTGCTCATAAGAATCTTCAATTGCCTGCAAATCCTGTGGAGAAGCACTCAGACCGCCCTCTGGAAGGTCTTTTAAGATGTCTTGGAACTCACCTACCAAATCATCCCTATATCCATCATTCTTTACAGTCTCAATCTCTTCCTCATAGAGGTTCTTAATCTGCAATTGTGGTCTAACTTCTGAACTATACCCCTTTCCTGCCTTTACAATTTTCACAGAAGTCAGTACTCCACCAACAAAAGTGCCTTTTATCTCTGCTGGGACATTATTTCCGCCTTTTTCAGAGACAGCTTCAAGATCTGCAACACCATCCTTCGTAACTACCTCAAATTTTAATTCAGTAGGTGTAGTTGTTAAGACAAATTCAGGTTCTCCGTCATCTGTGGACTTATTTGGCAGTCCAGTTTCATTATCAGCGGGATTGGTGACCCCTAAAATCGGTTTTCCTTCCAATCTATCCAAATTAACTCCACCATTGGTGATTTCTTCTACCTGAATCCGTGCAGAACCACCAGCAATAGTGATGATATCACCAACTGTGTAACCACTACCAGCACTATGCACCTTTACTGAGGCAATACCATCCACTTCAGTCTGTGTGTTTGCGTCACTATCAAAAATAATGACATTATCAACCTCAATATCGACTGTTAGTCCGCTTCCAGTGCCACCAGAAGTCGCAATATTATCATCTTCATCGTATCCAGCTAACTCACTTCCTTGATTTAGTTCAGCAAGACTCCTATTATTGAAACTATAGACGCCAGAATCAATGTTTATATCTGAAATTCCGCCATTTTCATTCACAGAAATGAATGCAACAGGTGCAGATACGGTATTAAAGACATCTGGCGCATTTTCATTGACATCTCCCGTAGTAAATTGGAGAGATTTATCCAAAAATTCGTACAAACCGACTAATATTGCACGATCTACGATACCATAACCCGCTTTTACGGTAATAATATGGTTTCTACTAGAGGTATACTGCGTATCTTTGACAAAATCATTACCATTTCCGTCAAGATACACTACATGATACGGAAATTCACCAATTTCAGTGTGGAAAGTGCGGGTAATTTCATGTCCATTGATAGTATCACCCACTCTCATGATGTCTTGAGGGTCACCGCCGTCCAAAACTGACACAGGACCAACAGCAGTGATCTTTAAATTGAGTGTTAGATTGACTAATGTATTGTTATTTAAACGAACTGATGTTGTTAAAGGAAATACATCACCCACACTATACCCTGTGCCAGGATTCAAGATCTCTGATAGAGTCCATTTAGTGCCAGTCATCACTACATTTGCACCAGAATCATCAAAGAGTGCTTCGATTCTAAACTTGACTCTTAAGTCTACTGCACTTACACCATCATTAAGTTCAAAAATTTCAAAATCAGTAAATCCTGCATCATCAGTTGACCATGGATTTTGACTTGATGTGTAATCAATACCACTTTCTGTTGTTGCATCCCAAGCATCAGCATAGGTTACACCATCAAAACTAACCTCAAAGTCTAAAACGCCATTGGGCAGTTGACTTGAGAATTGATCATAACTGAATGCAATCTTAGTTGACTCAGTATCAATAGCAAATAGTGTTGGATGAGGGCAATCTGCATCACCTGTTAGATCTTCATTAGCAGTATAACTTAACGTGGTTTTAGCAGGACTACAAGTAAAGTTTGTACAAGGAATACATCTTACTCCATCATCAGTGGCAGATGAACTACTACCTGGATTATAATCAGGATCTCCAGGATTACCAGTGCCAGGTGTTGTAGTAGTAGTGGTTCCTTCGCGCGTCTCCAA